CCTTGAATAGCATTATTTTGTAAATTTGTAAAAATATAACTAGAAGTATCTATCTTTGTCTCTACTGTCTGGGCTGATGTTTTTGGTAGTTCTACGGGGAAAAGGAGAGTCATAATACCTTGTATTAACAAACCCACAGCAAGATTGAGTAAAAAACCTCCAATAGAAGACAAAGATACTGCTGCTACAACGCCTCCTATCGCTCCAGCTATAGCGGCTACCGCTCCAATTGCAGCGGCAAACAAACCAGCACCAGCGATTTCTGGGACTAAATGAATTTCATCAGGAGCTTCTTCTTTTGAATATTCCTCAATAGAGTCCCATTTTTGATTTGGTTTCTTCAAATTAACCATGTTGTAATTCACTCCCTTGTGAAACAAAGAAAGAATATGTTCTTTGAATCCTGGGTTGTTCGCATTTAAAGCCTTCACCACATCTATTAGTTTTTCTAATTTGAATGTATGATTTGCCCCAAACACCTTTCCGAGTTCTCCGTGAATAATTACGTTAGTCATTTATTGCTCCCTTCAGCATATTTACACCACTTTCAGGACCTTTAAATCCAGGCATGTCGAATAAATTGAATTTTTTAGTTTCCAAAGAATAAATTAAAAACGGATAAAGACAATTCTTTGAATTTTGTATATCGTACTCCGAGGGGCGCTCTTCTGAATCTACATGAGTGTGAAATATAGCGACCAACTCATTACTTAGAGATCTCTCTAGAAAAGATATGGGGTCAACTTTAAAATAATCATCCTTATGAGAATGATTAATCATTTTTTCAAAAATCAGACCGCCATCTTTGTAAATAATAAAACCGCAAACTTCTCTCAGAGGAGAGCTTTCTGAAAACTCTATCATTTCATTTATAAAGTTATTGTTTTGGTGGGTATTCATGTGTTCCTGGGAATCCCCCAAATCTTAAATTATTAGTATATCTAAATTTACAGTCAGATATTTTTTTTGAACATTCATCTTTTTGCCATTTTGCAGAAATTGATGGGTTGTTTTCATTTCCAGATACTCCATCAGCGACACAAACGTAAAATGTTTTTAACCTTTCGGCTGGCGCGGACAAGTCCGTCTCTATATCGCTTCGGAGTATGAAATTTTCTATTTGCAGAAAAACGTAGTCCCCTTTATTATATGTAATTGAACTCGACCATAGACCTTTATTAGTTGCTGGAGTCACAACAACCCCATCAGAATCAGTAAAATCTTGCGAATTGCCTGTTTTTTTGGGTTCTCCAGCATACCTGCATCCATGACCTCTATATATCCAAGTACAGTACCTAGCATAAACATTTCTATTAGGCAAGTAAACATTATCTAACTCAAAAACCGAAGAAAGCTCCAGTTCTACCAATTCTTTTGTTTCGCTTACTCTCCTATTTACATAAAAAGTTTGATCTGGCAAAAAAGAAGTTTCTGAAGCCGATGTTATTTGTTCGACGACGTCAAAAAATGGATTTTGTCCACCTTCAAAATTTGAATCATCTAAAAATTTCGCAAATGTTCTTTTTCTTACTATTTTTGCTCCTATAAGATTATTATGAACTTTTAAATATTTTGAAATAGCATAATCCTTATTTGAAAGCATTACCCTTGGCCTAGGCAAAGTGTTGTCGCCAGATGATTCGAATCCAGAAATTTCCATAGGATAAGAGAGGTAAGATTGCCCTTGCCAGATAACTTGAATATTTATACCCTTTTGTATTGGAGTCAACGCGAGGACGCTGTTTTGGTCTTCTGGCCAATCATAGTAGATTAGATAAAATTCTAATAATTGACTAGGTTCGAGAGATATAGCCTCTCTTGCTGTATTTTTATCTATGCCTTGACCCATAATTTACTTTACACTTTCTTTTTGTATTTTATTATAAATACATATGGAAGAAAATAAATATAAATTTTGCAATAATACCGATGAGCGTGAGGCTTATATAATTGCCAAAATTCAATTTAAAAAAATTATTAAGAATTTTCAAGAAACAAAATTTAAAGATAATTTTGATGAATTATTTAAATCCGACGAAAATCATTATAAACTCTTCTTAAAAGAGCGAGATAATTTAATCTGCGGCACACTATCATATTTGTATAAAAATAACGCTTTTGTTGATATTTTTTTCTGGAATGAGATTTTTTTACACACGAACAGTAAGATTTTTAGATTTTTTTGCGAAAGATTTTTTGAAGAAACTCAAAAAATAGGCATTGAAAATATGATAGTGCCTATGGAAAAATCCAGAATCAAACATGAATCTTTTAAAAAATATTGCCAAAAATTGTATTTTACAAAAGAAGAATATAATATATCAGATACTGAATTAAAAAATGAATATAAAAATCATTATCTTTTAAGGGTTAACTACAAAAACTATTATGAACAAAAATAAAAAAACGAGCGAATATAACGATAAACTAACGATTTATTTTGACTAAAGTAAAAAAGTTTACCTTTGGAGCGAATAAGAAGGTTAATTTTATTCGTATCCCCAAAAATGCAAGTACGTCTCTTTATAATTACTTTGGCGTAACAAATACAGTTAGAGACGCCTACCTAAACGCAGATAACAGAATATACAAAAATACATTTGCTCCATCTCACTGTCGATTAAATTTTGTAATCGAAGAATTTGGCGAAAGAATTTTAAACCTACCCACATTGGCGGTTACAAGAAATCCATACGATAGAATGGTTTCAATGTTTTTCTTTGCTCAAAAAATCAAAGCATACAAAATATATGATGTTAATATAGAAAATTTTTTACAATTCTGTGAAACCTTCGAATCTTTATGTTCAGATAGTTATTTTTTTCATGGGTGGACTCAGAAGTCTTTTATAAACATTGGGAGCAAAACCATGGTAAACGATTTAATTAGTTTCGAAAATTTAGAAGTGGAATTCATGAAATTTTTATATAAGCACGATTTAAAAAATTTTTATGAAAAATGTGGGTCAAGATTAAAAAAACAAAACAGCACGACGCATAAACAATATAAGCATTATTTTTGTTCGAAATCTCAGAAAATTGTTAAAAATCTTTGGGAAGAAGATATAGATTATTTTGAATACATTTTCTAATATTTTTGTAGCACAACAGAAATATTAGATAACTTAGACTTAGCGAGTAGAATAATACAACCAGTTGATGCTGACTTTAGATCTTTGGATTTTCTCGCATTCTTTGCTGATGTACCCACCTTCTCCAAGAAAATTTATTCAAATCAACACCAGGGCAAAATGTTTAGTGTAATAAATACTATGGCAGACAAAAAAATATCACAACTCGTTGAACTCACTTCAGCTAACGCAGCAACTGACGTTTTGCCAGTTGTTGATACTAGCGTTGGCGAAACTAAGAAAATAGCCTTGGCTAATTTGCCGATGAGCGATGCTGCTCTTGCGCAATCTTACCCTTTCACAACGGACATTCAATCTGGCACAGAGCAGACACGGAATCTTACGACTATTGATGACACATCTGGGTATGACAACAACAACATCACTTCTATTTACATTGGAAGTAATGTGACTTCGATTGGAAATTATTCGTTTTACTACGCCCAAAACCTGACTAGCGTCAGTATTCCAGACAGCGTCACATCGATTGGAAATAGTACGTTTTATAGCTGTTCAAACCTGACTAGCGTCAGTATTCCAGACAGCGTCACATCGATTGGAAGTTATGCGTTTTACTTCTGTCCCTCAACTAGCCTTAATATTCCAGACAGTGTCACATCGATTGGTAATGCTGCCTTCAGCTCCTCTGGCATAACTAGCGCCAGTATTCCAGACAGCGTCACATCGATTGAAAATTATGTGTTTTACTATGCTTCAAACCTTACCAGTATAACTATTCCTGATAGCGTGACTTCGATTGGGGATAGTGCGTTTAACTCCTGCTCAAGTCTTACCAGTATAACTATTCCTAATAGCGTGACTTCGATTGGGAATTATGCTTTCACGTACTGCACAAGTCTTACCAGCGCAACTATTGGTAATGGTGTGACTACGATTGGGAGTTATGCGTTCGACTCAGCTTCTAGCCTAGCTACAGTTAACTGCCTAGCTACAACTGCTCCAACTTTAGGTTCTGATGTATTTAACAGTATTCCAGCCACAGAAATTCACGTTCCAGTGGGGGCAACAGGCTACGGAACTACATATGGAGGTTTGACAGTCCGCGCAGACTTGTAATAAATACTATGGCAGACAAAAAAATATCACAACTTACAGAACTTACTTCAGCTAACGCAGCAACTGACTTCTTGCCAGTTGTTGATACTAGCGTTGGCGAAACTAAGAAAATCTCATTAGATAATTTGCCAATGAGTGATGCTGCTATAGAGCAGTCTTACCCATACACAACGGACTTTATATCTGGCACAAAGCGGACACGTGACCTTACGACTATTGATAACACATCTGGGTATCAATATCAAGGAAGTCTAACCTCCGTATATGTTGGAAGCAATGTGACTTCAATTGGTGATGGGTCATTTGAAAACAGCGGCTTGACCAGCATCACAATATCCGACACTGTTACCAGCATCGGGGATGATGCATTTATTGACTGCATTAACCTAACGAGCATTATTATTCCTGACAATGTAACATCGATTGGGAGTGCTTCATTCCGCTATTGCTCAAGTCTTACCAGTGTTTCTCTTCCCTATGGAATTACTTCACTTAGTAATAGTATTTTCAAGAGTTGCTCAAGTCTTACCAGCATAACTATTCCAGATAGTGTGACCTCGATTGGGAATGGTGCATTTCAGCTCTCAGGCCTAAACAGCATTACGATTCCAGATAGCGTTACTTCGATTGACACTCGTGCTTTCAGTGATTGCCCAAGTCTTACCAGTGTAACTATTGGTGATGGTGTAACATCGATTGGGAATTATTCTTTTGCATCCTGTTTCAGTCTTACCAGTATAACTGTTCCAGATGGTGTTACTTCGATTGGTAGTGGTAGTTTTTATTACTGCACAAGTCTAGCTACAGTCAACTGTCTGGCTACCACCGCTCCAACTTTAGGTTTTGGTGTATTTAGCGGTATTTTAGCTACTGAAATTCACGTTCCAGTGGGGGCAACAGGCTACGAAGCTACATATGGAGGTTTGACAGTCGTCTTCGATTTATAGTTGACTTTTAAAGACCTAGATATATCATATAAATATGAGTAAACAACTACACTTCGTATCTGGTCTTCCAAGAGCTTGCTCAACGCTGCTCTGTAATCTACTTGCACAGAACCCAAAGGTTCACGCTACGCCCACTAGTGCCTTGCACGAAATAGGCTATATCGCTCGACAGGTCTTTCAGACCGAAGAGGCTAAAGCAGTGGATAAAAAAAATGTCCTTGAGCCTATGTATCTGGATTACGTCAGGGCTGGCTGTGAGAATGCTTTCAACAGCATCACCGACAGACCCGTAGTGGTAGACAAGTGTCGCTCTTGGATTGGTCACTTAGACCAGCTCTTCAAGGTGTGGGAAGATGCTAAGGTTCTTGTTCCTGTTCGTGACATTAGAGGTGTTTTGTCTAGTATGGAGAAGAAGCGTAGACAGCATCCAGAAGTGTTCAACGGTATTGAGCAACAGAATCCGCAGAACTGGACGACTATTGATAAACGTGTAAATGGCTGGCTACAAAGCCCTCCTATTGGAATCGCTATCGAACGCTTGCACGAAGCCAAGGAACGCTTTGGTGATAGGCTTATGTTTGTTCACGCCGATGACTTAACAGAGAACCCTCAAGACACAATGAACAAAGTCTGGGAGTATCTGGGCGAAGAACCATTCATCCACAATACTTCTAACGTCAAGCAATACACTCAGGAGTATGATGTTGGCTTCCCCTACGGAGACCACGTCATCCGTCAAGAAATTAAACCTTTAGCAAAAGACTGGCACGAGACATTAGGTCGCCAGCTATCAGAACAACTCAATCAAAAATTTAACTGGATTAACGAACTATGAAAAACGCCCTAATTAATATTGAATCAAAACGAATCATCAGAGTAAAAGACGATGATTTTTTAAATGTACCCGAATTTGCAGAAGTAGTATCTATTTCTAATGCTAAAGCCAGCGCCTTTGAATCTTCGACCGAACCAATGTTCTTAATTAGCAACGAGGTTGTTAGCTTGGATGAAAAGATGGTTACAGAAAGACAACAGAGGATAGAGCAGCGGTTTGCTGAAAATTCAGACATGTTTAAATCTCGCAAAATTGAAGAAATCAAAAAAGGTAGAGATGCAGAATATAATGCAATTCTTGTGACCAGCGATGGTCTACAATTCAAATC